TCCGCCGGCAATCAGCTCATCCTTGAGCTGCTTCCACATCAGCCATGCTTCGTGATTGGTGCGGTTGACATTCGTGATCTGCTGATTGAGACGGTTCGTCTGTTCATCGGCACGGATGATCGCATCAGTCGAATCATCTATAGATTGCTCGGCTGCGTTTGCAGCGGACTGGATCCCCTGGATGGCAACTGCAACAGCCCCGAGTAGCACGGAGATCCCCCCCGCGGTTGTCGTGAGCTTCACAAGCTTGGTGTTCAGCACACTCAGCATTGTGATCGCCTTGCCGCCAACCAGGAGCAGGGGGCCGACCGCAGCTACCAACCCGCCGACACGGATGATGAATTCCTGGGTGCCCGGGCTCAGGTCCTGGAAGATCCCCAGTACGTCGGTGAACTTACGAATCATCGGGGTGATGATCGGGTTGAGCCGCTGGCCGATGGTGATGCCGAGATTCTTGACCTCCCGGGCGGCGAATTTCAAGGTGTTGGCGGTAGAGTCCACAGTGCGCTCGGCATCGCCCATGGCATCCCGGGAGTCGCGCTGGATGGCAGCCATAATCGCGTAGGCCCGGGTCGTGTTGTCCAGTGCCTCACCCTGCCGGATGATGCCCTCCTCGAGGGCGATCTGTTCAAGCCGGGTGACCCGGGTGTCTACTCCGAACCGACGCATGGGCTCGGACTCCCCGGCCAGAGCGGACTGCATGGCCATCAGTGCCTCAGTGGGGAGCACATTGTTGAAGGAGGCAATGTCCCCGGCCAGCTCAACCATATCGATCGACATGCCAGCCGCCTCACCACGTACCAACCCCATGGGCACCAGCATGTCCTGGATCCCTGAGGCCATTTTCTCGAGCTCACTGGAAGTTGCAGGAATGGTCTCAGTGAGTTTGAGGAGCCGGGCCCGAGCCCGGTCAGCCGAATCCCCCATCACCACATCGAACTTGGCAGCGAATTCCTCAGCATCGGAGGCGAGCTTGACCGATGCGGCACCGATTCCCAGCAGAGGTACGGATATCCGGGTGGTCATCAGGGAGCCGATCCGGGCCATGCGCTCGCCGGAGGACTTGACTCTGCGTTCGGCACGAGCGAGTCCGGAGACGAGCTTGGAATCATCCCCGAACAGTTCGACCGCGGCCCTATGCAGAACAGTCGTCTGCGACATCAGTTCGCCTTCTTGAGCCGACCACCGGCCCAGCCACGGAGAAGATCAGCCAACTGCGATGGGGTTACTTCACGGACTGGTTCAGGCAGGAAATCACCTGGCTGGCAGACAACCTTACCGGCCCGGGTGTTATAGATTGCCGACGCTACGATCCCGGCACGCAAAGTGTCGCGCCGTTCGCCCTCAACCCTCTCGTCGATGATGCGCTCATACAGCATGGCCACCTCGGCAAGCGTGCAATCCCAGAACAACTCATCCGGTATCCCCACAGCCACGGCACGACACCACATCTCCTTCAGAGTCAGTCCGTGGCTGCTTCCGCTTTTCCCTCGTCGGCCCCTCCTTCCGCCGGCGACTCTTCATCGTCGACGCCAAAATACTGAAGCGCCGCTTTGCCGATGGCATCGCCGATCTCCTGCTCCCGAGTCGCGTCGATCCAGTCGACAACAGTGTCGGGATCAAGCTTCTCGTCTGCATGCAGACTCGCCGCCCACACCAGACGAGACAGGGCCGTGAGACTCCGCTGGTCGGCCTTGACCGTCAGGGCCGGGATGGTGGACCCGGTCAGCATCTCCAGGCGAATCCGGTTCCGGTTGGTGAAGCGGAGTACACGCACCTCACCGCCGAGTTCGATCTGTACTCCGTCGATCGGGGCCATCAGGCGATCGCCTCGGTGACGGCGCCGGTGACCTTGAGCGTCACGGTCCGCATGGCCGGCTCATTGGACTCCAGCGGAAGCTGTGGCATCGGGAAGTCGTTCACGTAAGCATCGAACGTGAACGTGGTGTATCCGCTGCCCGTAGTCGCCTCGTCGGGCAGGGTGATGACACACTCCTCGACGGTGCGGTTAGCTTCGTAGTTGGTCTGCAGAGCGACCTGCCCGGCATCGTCGGGATCGTGGCGCATCTCCAGCTGGACCGTGCCACCCTCCCTGATGCCCGGGGTGTACTCCTCGTCGAAGTCGGAGTCGTTGTCGGTAGTCCGCACATCGCCCTTGGAGCGCCCCGAAGGATTGATCGCGGTCAAGCCGCCGATGAGCTCACTGGCGAACATTACGGTGGTACCGTGTGCGATGTACTTGGTCATGCCTTCCTCCTATGCGCTCGCGAGCGCCATCAGGCGATATGCCCACGTAATGAGTGGCCGCTCGTTCTCGTCCTGCAGGACGGCGGGCTCGCTTGTGAGCGCCACCACCCGTATGTACTCAGTCTCTCCCAGCGTCGTGGCCGTCAGGCCGTGCAGGGCGTCGTAGATTTCCTGAGCCTTTTCATAGGCCGCGTCTCCATCCAGTCTCTCGGCTCGGACCAGGACCTGGACTCCGCTATCTCTGACAGCCGAATCACCAATGCCGGTGGCCTTGTGGATCTCTGGCTCGGGCCCCCCGTCCTCGGTGATGACCACGACCTTGTCCTGCTTGTCCTGGCGGTTGCGACGAAGCGATTTCCACTCGGTTGAGCCCCCGATCAGGCCCTGCTCTTCCAGGTAGTCCTGGACATCGCTGACCGCTCCCATCAGGGCACCCTCGATGCCAACCGGGCCACCTCAGCAGCCTGCTCAGCCAGTGCCCGGTTTACGCTCGATCCATTCGGTCGCCACCGCTCTACGCCCCGGACCAGGTAGCGTGCTTCACCTACACGGTGATTCAGATCAAGAATCTCGTGCTGGTAGAGAGCATAGGGCGCGGAGGTGTCGCCGAATGCGAGCGTGACGACCATATCTTCCGGTCCCTCCACCTTACCCGAGTCTGCCAGGTGGCCCCGATCCCGCGGCACTCCGCGCCCTTCTCGAGATGCCTTGACATCTGTCATCACTTCCTCGCCGATCTGCTTGAGACCGGGACCGAGAATTCTGGGGCCGCCCCTACCCAGTTCCCGGATCTTTCTCCGAAGGTGATCGAAGCTGTCTTTCGTGCCCTGAGACATCATTCCTCCGAGCAGCGCAGGCGAACGTGTGAGACATCACCGTTGAGTCGCGAGACCTCTTTGTACTCCCGGCCGATGTATGTTCCTGTGCCGTAGGTGATCCGATCTCCCTCAGCGGGCAGCACGTCCTCACCAGCCGGCACCCAGATGGTCAGACTGGTCCGGATCTCTGAGCCATCGGCGGAAACCGCCAGCTTGTCCTCCCGCACCACGTAGGCGGAAATATCGACCTCGGAATCGAAGACCGGGATCCCCTGGCCATCGGTGTCGCCGGTGTCCACCTCAACCGTAATGGTTTCCAGCGTCGCATGCCGATCGATGATCACACTCATTCGTCAAACCCCGTGCCAGCCTTGAACGTGAGTCGGCGAGTGTTCTTGGGCGCCATAAAGTGCTCGCGCACCTTGCCTGTGGAGTCCAGAGCAGCTGCCGCCTTGAGGTATTCGGTGACATAGAGATCCCGCTGATAGACTTCAGCGACATCATCGAGCTGAGCGCTTTTCAGACGGGGATCCCGGAGTGTGATAAAGTGACAGGTGAGGTACTTCTCGATCGTAGTCAGTTCATCACTGGTAAGGCCTTCACCAACCAGATGCCGATCCACCCACAGGGAAGCATCGTCGATGAAGGCCTCGATCTGATCGGTCGTGAGACTGGTGTCAAGGACCGTGGAGACGGATGTTTCATCAGTCCTGGCCACGGAGCAGTTCCTCGGCCTTCTCCCGCCCCTGCACCTTCTGCCCGTCGATCATGTACCAGCCGCCGCCGACGTGATAGTCCTCCACGTCGATCGCGTCTTCAGGCTCTGAAGGTTCAGGGGTCGGATCCGGAGCGAGCTGCTCGACCGGGCCAAGGTAGCGCAACTTGTACGCCTTACGAATGAGCTCGTCCTCGGTAGGAACAAACTCATCGCCCCGTTCGATGCGCGTTCCGTCAGCCCGGGTCCAGCCGGCTCCACGGTTGCGGTAGATACCCGGTTTCATCACTCATCCACCGGCGGGGTAGTCGTCTCCCCGGTGTCGGCACTCTTGGCGTCGATGATCTTCTGGACCTGGCTGCGCGTGTAGCGACCCTCGAGGCCCGGCTCGACGCCTTCGAAGTCGGACTCTTTCAGGCCCGCCTTGATCGCCATCTC